TTCAAGCAATAATCGCAGGTCATCCCTATCAATATTCATTTTCCTATCCCACAATTACGATTAACGAATGACCAGCATGATTGTGCGTACACAGCTACTTGATCGGCTGCGAGGGCTTGGGATAAAAGAAAGTCTGTAAGTCCTGCTGAAAGCTCGGTAGGTTCGGCTGAGTGAGCAGGGATTCTGGTAGCTGAATTTGTTGGCACGGTGCAATCACTGTTTTTAGCACCGGGGTCGAACAAGCGCTTAGACTTAAGAGCGTCGTGATAAGCATTGATCGTTGTAATTGACTGGGCATGTGATAATTCCAAGTTAGTGTTTGCATCTTTAGCAGCTGCCTGAGCTTGTGCTACTCGTTCTTGACTACTAGCTAATGCGCTAGTTGCTTGTTCATTACTAGCTTGAATAGCCTGGTGTAACTCGCTAATAGCAGCGCTGTCTATTTTGTAAGCAACGCCAAAGCCAGCACCAAAACCAAAGACGCCTATAATAAGTAGCGCATAGATCATTCTGCCGGCCTATTGGTCGCGTGCTTAAAGTTAAAGGCTATCCAGTTGATAGCAGCGTGAACCTTTGCCAAGGTTGACTCACCATCAGGAGGAGGCATAAAGGCTGCAAGTACAGAAGCACCCGCTATAATTTGAGGAATAAGTGTTGATAGGCTAGTCAACATAGCTGAAAGCGCATCCATAATGCCTGTGGTAAATTGAATAATCTCGATCATTAGGGATGGACTCTTTTGCTTAGAAAAACCCCCCACGCTAGCAGGGGGCATGGTCTTTAACTCTTTGGTTCTTTAGGTTCTACGATCAACTCTAAGTTGTCAGCGACTTCGGCCTTATCATCAAGCTCGATGATGTCACCCTCTGCGACTAACGCATCATTAATAAAACTTTGTACCAATACTTTGTAACGTGCCATAAAGCCTCCTTATAAAAGTGCAAAACCGCTAGGATAGAACTTTTGGCCGTCTTGGATTTCAGCACCTAAGTCACCGAAAACCGATCCAGCCGTAGTTGTACCTACAGAGATATAACGTAAACCCAAATAACGCTGACCTTTAGAGCCAATTTGTGGGTTGATGTCACAAGCAAAACGCGAGCCTATGGTTAAAGACGCTACAGCAATAGGGCCAGTTGTGCCTAATACAGTAACCGCAGTAGTTAAGGCCGCATCAGTAGCCGAGATCACTTGCATCTCGATGGATGTGCCGCCTACCGCTGCGACTGTATATTCAAAGCGTCCGAATAAATCAGTGCCTTCACCCATGTCACGAGCCACACCGAGGTCCACTGTGTTCGTGCTTAGTACCGAAGTACCCGCACTGAATACGGTTTGTCCTGCGACTGCACCGGTCGATGAGATCGAGCCAGATAATAATAAGTTGTTGTCTACATAAGCCATGACTACACCACTCTCGCTTCTGTGTTTAAGATCTGGTCGACACGACGTAATGGCACACCTTCAAAAGTGTTCCAGCTCGTTGGTGTACCGAATTGATTTAGACCGCTGTTAATATCTAAGACGTTTTGTGATTTGTTCAACGCTTGTATTCTTAACATTGAGTACACGGTTCTGTTCATATAGAAAGCAGGACGACCCATACCAAGGCTAGGGATACGGTCTAAAGCGCGTGACATCAATTTGATAATGTCAGCAGCTGCAGATTCAGCAACCAAGTTAGCGGTATTGATGTTACAAATACGAACGACATAACGCCAATCTTTAACAACTAAGCCATTCTTCCATTGGTAATGCGTTTGGAAGGCTTGGTAAGGGTTAGAGTTAGCGTCATAAACAACCAATTCACCTTGATCGTCATGAGACAAACCAGCTTTAGACCCTTTAGGGAAGGTGCAGAAAGTAGTGTTATCACCCCAAACCACTAAGTAAATAGAAGTATTGTTAGTTGATACACCGCCTGCGTCGATGACGTTTTGAGCATTACCCGCACCAGAGATAGCGCCATAACGTGGAGCTAAACCTAAATACTGACGTGGGTCAGTGGCTGGGTTGCCGTACAATAATGTACTAGCTTGAGCTTGGTTCATCGCTTCCAAGAACGCTGAATCTTCAGACAGTCTAAAAGCATTGGTATTTCCGTTTAGTAAAGCTAAGTCTTTATCGATCTTAGCGTAGGCTTCTAACATGCCGATTGACTCATCTACTTGCGCAGTAGTCGATTTGCTGGTTGGAATACCTTGGTTGATCGAACGCCAATAGGCAGTCGGTAAACCAGTACGGATGATGACACGGTGACCAGTCGCCAAGTTGCCTTCTTGGAAAACCGCATCTTCTAAAACTTCATTAGATTGCGACAAAAGCTCTGCTACCGCAGGTCCCTTGCCATCGGGGTCAAGACGCTTGGCCCAATCTGCCAATGTTAAAGCGCCAGTTGCTAAAGTTGCCATTATTTACTTCCTATTGTGGATAAAGTCGATCAGCCAGTGATGACGTAGCGGCTGGGCCTTTACCCCCAGGTACTAAGTTATCTTCTGACATTGCTTTGCCTGCTCGATAAAAGGCTCGGATCATCTCAGGATGATTACCGATACCCGTCTGGTCGAGTAGAGCTTTCAGTTCAGGCGTGGCAAAAGCGTTGATCGCTTTGCTTGCGATAGCCAGGTTCTCGTCCATTTTTGCACCGCCAAACTCTTTATCAGAGCGTGACTGTTCTGCCCAGTCGGTATAGACCTGTGCTTGTGCAGCTTGATGGTCGGCCATTACTTTAGCTCTCATCAAGCCTCCCATATCTGTCAGGTGTTGCGCTTGCGCTTGGGTTAAACCCGCTTCCTTGGCCGCTGTTTTAAAGGCGTCCTGGATAGTTTCGTCAACCACTGTACCTTCGGGATACGTGAAGTCGGTGTACTCTATCTCGGCAGGCGCTTCAGGCGCTTCTGCTGACAATAAAGTGGTTTCTGTAGTCGGTTCAATGACAACATCAGTCGCAACTTCTTCAGTCGTCGATGCTATTTCTTCGGTCATTAGTTTGTTCCGTAAGTAATTGTATGTATAAATCTGGGCAGTTATTAAATTGCTCCAGTACCCATAATCCTATAACCCGCTTACCTTCTTTATGTGCGGCGGTCAAGCCTTCACCAGTGAAGCTCGTTTGAAAGACCCCACACTCACCCATCAAGCGCCTGAGTAAACGACGGCCTTCTGGTAAAGTAGCGATGGCTTGAAAGTCTTGCGACTCGGCGGCCAGATGAATCTTTCTAAGCTGTTCCCGTTGCGCTCGTAAATCTTCATCCATAGCGTAACCGACTGAGTTATTTATCATCCACACCGTAAAGCAGATTAGCGGCATTCTTAAGTGTAGATCCGGTTGTCAAGCCCATATCAGTGATCTGTAAACAGATACTGACATCAGTGCCTTTATCGTCGCCATCACGCTCTAATGATTCAGTTGCAGAGGTGACGATGGCAATGGCTTGTAAGGTGACTTGTGTGCCAGCCTTCAATGCTTTAGAGATACCTAACGCCTCGCACTGGTCTTCATCTAAGTGCAGCGTTAAGCCATAACCATACTTAGCGGACATGCAGTAAGCAGCATCGCCACTGTCGTCGCCATCTTTCTTCATACTGAGCATTTTCATGTTAGTACAAGCCTAAGATCAGAGTGGCCGTTGTGCCGGTAGCTAAGATGCGCTTAACTCTTAAGTTGATAACGAAACCAATCGCATTAACTGGTACAGTCATAGTCACAGCATTACCACTAGCCATGATTAAACTAATCGTGCCAGCACCACCGACATAGATGGCCCTAGTAGCGCCTTGAGTAAAGTCAGTTGAGTCATTCGGAACAACCGCATAAGCATCCGAATAACTGGTATACATGTCATTGGATGACGCCAGGGTATTAGGATATTGAGCCATTAGATTGTTCCCGCTGGGTACAAGGCAAAGATGCCGGTCGCAGTGGTTGAAGTCGCGGCGATAATAGAGGCGTTGATTTTAACGATCTGGTTCGCACTTAAGCCGGTTAATAAGAAGGTACCACCTGATGCCAAAGTACCCGCGACGTTACCAGCGCCGGTAACAGCAATGCCAGTACAAGGGCCGCTGACTAAAGCAGTGGCGTCCGTCGCAGTGGTTGGCACACCTTCAAGCTCTGTGTATTCTTTAGCGCCAACCGTATAACCTACAGTTGAAAATAATTGTCTAGCCATGGGGTTGTTGTCCTTGAAGTTTGGACAGCATGTCGCCAGTGGC